AAAGTTACACCCCCTCTAAACCCGCCTAAATATGCCGTTTCAGCACAGGTAATACATCTCAATGCTTGACGTTTTGCGGTCAAAGACAACTTTGTCAACAATACTCCGAAGGGCGTTGTTCTTTTCCACAGGTGTGGCATTAGGCGAGGTAATGACCTTGAGGACTTCCTGCGCCCTGACTTTCAGATCAGGCAGGCGGTCGGCTGTGCGCTGTGGCTTTGGCGGCTGTGCTTGGCGGAGCTTGCTTTCCAGCTCTGCAATGCTGGCGAGAACTTCCGACTTGTTGCGTTTGTATTCCTCCAGCGTGTCAATGCCGTCTGCATATGCCGCCTTAACTCGTTCGAGCTTCATTCGCTCTCGTTCAAGCTGTGTCTCAAACTTGGACGTGTCTTTCTTCGGCTTGACAGGGGATTGGTCAACAAGCTTGTAATCGGTCGCTGTGCCGTCCACAAGCCCCTGTATGTCCTCTATGACCGCCTTGTCTATCTTACCGATAGTAATAGCATGGGACTCCTTACACCGCCCGTGAGCGTACTGATAGCATTGCAGAGTGCCGCTCTTGACCGACGCCATTGTAAGGTTTGAGCCACAAGAACTACATTTCAGCAAGCCTCTGAGCATATACTCGTGCTTGGTGGATCCACTGCGTTCGTATGGCCTGTGAGCCTTTGCAGCTTTCTGCTGAGCCTTTTCAAAAAGCTCTTTGTCGATAATGGCAGGGTGGTGAGCTTGAGTAATAACAACTTTCTCGGCTACGGCAGAGCGGTAGTGACCCTTTGAGCCACCTCCGCCGGGCGTCCAACGCTGCATACCGATATAGACGGGATTTTTGATGATGTAAGCGATAGTGCGGGTCTCAAAATCATTGCCATGCAGGGTGCGTATACCCTCAGCGTTCAGCTCACGGGCGATATTGAGGTAGCCCATATCTTGGTTGACGTACATATCGAAAATGCGGCGGACGATCTCGGCCCCTTGCTCATTGACCACAAATTCGCCGTTCTTCATATCATAGCCCAGCGGAGGACCTGAAACTTTCAGACCTCGCCCGAACTTCTCCGTCATACCACGCTTGACTTCTTCGGCAAGGTTAATGCTGTAATACTCGTCCATTGCCTCGATCATTGCCTCGATAAGCACGGACATTTTGTCGTCGCCGACGTTCTCAGAGATAGAAATGACGTCGATACCCAGCTTTCGGAGCATTGACTTATAGACGATACTGTCCTCACGATTGCGGGCAAAACGGCTGAATTTCCACAGCAGGATTGCGTCAAAGGGCTTTGGCTTGAGCTTAGCTGTGCCTATCATCTGATTAAAGCCTTGCCGCTTGGCGGTGGAACGTCCCGAAATGCCGTCATCGTGGAAGATAAATTCTTTCGGTACGATATAGCCGTTTTTCTTGGCGTATTCACGAATGAGCTTGACCTGGCTGTCAGGGGACAGCTCGGTCTGTTCTTCGGTAGAAACACGAACGTAAGCCGCTGCGATCTTCATTGATTTTTTCCTCCTATTTTCTTGACATATTTAATAATATGCAGTATAATAAAAGGGCAGAATAAGCCCTTTTGTGGTGATTGGGTTTTGTTCGTTTTGAGCTGATATTGGTAGTATCCGCTCTGCTCGCCTCTGAGTGTTGGTAGCACTTGGGGGCGAGATTTTTTTCTGTCATGTCAGTATTTACAATACTAGCAGGGGATTTTATTTTAACACTCTGCCCTGAGCGTCAGTGAAGTTTCCCTGAAACAAATTTATCATATCAACTATTGCTCCAATAAAGAAACCTCCGAAAGTAAAGAAGTACAGCAAACCTGTGCCAGCTTTGCCTACATAAAATCTGTTCAAACCGCCCAAGCCTAAAAAGGTCAGCAGGCAAAGTATTTCAGCTGTGCTTTTACTCTTAGGGCTTATCTGCTCAACAGGAGCTTGCGGTGCGACCTGCTGGACGTTTGTAACGTATGTGATGTGCTGAACGATATTGCTGTTATGCTCAACGTGGTTATCAATTTTCTGTGGCTGCGGCAGTTCGTGACCGCAATATTCACATACTGCTACGCCTGGTGCGTTTTCGCCTTTACAATTTGGACAAGTCATATTTTTTTCCTCCCTATAAACCGACTTTTGTAAACAATTTATTGCAATCATTTACATTGTCTTAAATTGGTGATATAATGTATTTGTAACCATGCAGGAGAAAATTCTGTGTGCTATCCCTGTCAGTATTTGCGGTGCTGACGGGGATTTTTTTTATTATAAAGATTTTATAACCGTTTTTACAATGCCTAGTATTCTTATGCGGTCTCTTTCTGCACCGACAAACTCTCTTGGCTGATACTCGGGGTTGAATGATACAAGGGTTATCTTGTCATCAGAATACTTGATTTTCTTCACAACGCCGTTTTCACCATCGATAAGGGCAACAACTACCTGTCCGTCCTCAGCCCAATCCTGCCTTAGCACTTGTATCTTGTCGCCGTTCTCTATCTTCGGATACATACTGTCCCCCGAAACGACAATGCACATTGTATTCTTAGCTTCTTCCTCGTTGACGATATAAAGTGGCATATAGCCCACGACATAATCGTCAGCGTAAGCACCGAACCCAGCCGACACGCTCTCATATATAGGTATTATATGTACGTTGTCTTGCGGGAGTATGGTTGCGTTGGAGTCTATAATATGAGAAGAATGTTTAGGGCTAGGATCATCAGTTTTTAATGCAAGATATTCAGGATTAACATTCAACTCAATAGCGATTGATTCAAGAACAGGTAATTTTATTCTGAGAATTTTTCCTGCCTCATATCTTTGGATAGTTGATTTATTCAATCCAAGACGGATACCAAGTTCTTCTTGTGTAAGTCCTTTTTCTTCTCTTGCAGCTTTTATTCTATTTCCAATTTCTATGGTATTCAAATCTTGCTCACCTGCTTTCGTTATAATGATTATATCACATTAAATTGCATAATGCAATAGCTTTTTTGAAAAAAATAAAAAAATGTTGCAAAATGCTATTGACAAGTGAAAAGTTATGTGCTATTATGATAATGCAGTAAGTTGCATAATGCAACAAGAAAGGAGGCTGGCATATGGTAAACACGAACAAGATCAAGGGTAGAATGAAGGAGCTTGAACTGACCCAAGCTGACGTTGCACATTGTTTAAACATAGCTCAACCTACAGCTAATCAGAAAATAAACAATGTTCGTCCGTTTGACTTGGACGAGGCTGAGAAACTGTCACACTTGCTCCACATTGATGCTGGAGAGTTCGGCAAATATTTTTTTACTCAGTGAGTTGCATAATGCAACAAGTGATTAAAGAGGGGGTGAGAGGAACGTGGAAAAGAAAATTACTGCTACTCCAAGAGGATGTGACAGTGCCAGGGTTGAGCAGGTGATCGTAACAAGAGCCTTGAAAGGCGCAGGAACAGAAAATGACCCCTGTAGAGAGGTCATTCAGTATTGGACTCTTGACGGAAAATTGCTCTGCGAAAAGGGTTAATCAGATTTTCTTACAAGTTGTTCAGCTTTTTTTAGTTCAAGCTCTGAGTTTATGTATGAAACAATGGCATTGATAAAAGCTTTTAAATGCTCTATATTGTAATCTTCGTGTTGGCGGCAATAATGGGTTTCGTCATTACCGATCCAAGCAGAAGCTTTTGAAAGGGTTTTTATCTTTGGACTGTCTATGAAGTTTTCGATACATTGAGCTAACGTTTGCTTTTTGATTTTTTCTACTTCTTTTGGGTGAAGATTAATCGCAAAATCTTTTACTAGGAATTCTAACGCTTTTCGATAACCCATTCCACATATTTTATCGAAACCAAGTTGCTCCGCCTTATGCGACTGTGTGTATATTTTAACAAAATCCTCAGAAACTTTTTCAATCTCGGCGTCAAATGTTGGAGATGAGCAGAACTTAGGATCAGTTTGAATAAGTGTAGCTTCATCACATTCAGTGCGATATTGAGGACCAATGTATTCATATTCTGAGCAAAATGCTTTTGCACAACTTGGGCATAGCCAATGGACATATATTTTATAATGGTGGTCATCCAAGTCTGCCATTTCAACAAAATGGCTTGATAGAGCTTTAGGCTCTAAAACAACACCACAATGAGGACAATTTCTTGGCATATCAACTTTAAAATTTAAGTTGACACTAGGATATTCGATTTGCTTGCTTCGAATGACTTTTATCATTTATGGTCAGCTCCTTTTATTTTATTTTCTACATTATACCACAAGAAGTTAGATTTTTCAAGTAGGTACAAAAATGAAACACTACAAAATTAAGCTGACAGACAAGTTCAGCGGCGTAAGGCTGGTAACAGTCACGGCAAAGACGGCAGGCGAGGCTATGGACCTTGTTGACCGCTCAGAGGGCGAGAATATCGCCGTTATCGAGGAGCTTGTCTAGCATAGTACAACCCCGATATCCAATAGAATTGAGTAGGAGGTGATAAAAATGCCGAAATATCCGCCTTTAAAGGTCATAAGGCACGTTTCGTTCGACGGCGGCAAGAGTTACAAGCTTTGGGACGATTGCACGGAGCAGGAGCGACAGGCGGCTGCGGACAGTATAGGTCGCAAGCTTGCAGGAGCTTTGCAGGATATGGTCGGGCGTGACCCGTCGCTCTGGGATAAGCTTTGTGAAACGGCAAGAACTGAGCACCCTGAGTGGATAGCTTAAAACACAGGACGTTAAAATGAAAGGACGTGAGAAAATGTTCGGAATAATATTGGGAGTGCTGAAATGCCTGGCGGTGTTCCTACTTATCGTGGCGATAGGCGCACAGTGGTACGAGAACGCCAAAGATACAGCGTACACCGAAGCTGAGGAACGCATAGAGCGTGCGGTGAGAGAAGCAGGCAGACCCATAGTCAAGGTCGAAATACAGACGAAAGGAAAGTGGTAATGAACATTGTAGGAATACTGCTGATAACAGTAGCCGTGCTTGCAGGCATAGATGTAGTGATGTATCTTGTGCTGAGCGTGGTGGATAGGCACTGGGAGAAACGTTTTGTAAACGAGGAGGACAAGAACAATGAAAGTTCTGATAGCCTGTGAAGAATCACAAGAGGTCTGCAAGGCATTTCGTGCAAAAGGGCACGAAGCATATAGCTGCGACATTCAGATGTGTTCAGGCGGTCACCCTGAATGGCATATATGCAATGATGTTTTGGATATTATCAATGGCAATACCGATTTCTTCACCTGTGACGGCAAGCAGCATACTGTTGAAACATGGGATATGATTATCGCACACCCACCGTGTACATACCTGACCAACGTGGCTACACGCCACTATAGTTTGAAATGCACACCTGCTGAAAAGGTGGTCGAGCGTATGAAACACCGTGAAGAATCAATAGTATTTTTTATGCAGATTGTGTCGGCGAACGCACCGAAAATTGCAGTGGAAAACCCTATAGGGCGTATGAATACTGTATTCAGGAAGGCAGATCAAATAATTCACCCATATATGTTTTCAAACGGACCGGAAGACTCAGAACAGTTTGTCACAAAGGCGACGTGTTTATGGCTAAAGGGGCTGCCTGTCCTACGACCAACATATACAGGGGACAAGCCTGATAATGGCAAGCTGTTTGGAAGATATTCTAATGGTAAATCACGCACATGGGAAGAAACACGTCATTCTGGCAAAGATCGTGCTAAGGTAAGGAGCAAAACGTTTAAAGGTATTGCTTTTGCAATGGCTGAACAATGGGGAAATATTAAGGAGGATAAAGATGATAACGAAAGAGGAATTTGAAAAGGCGGTGGAGTACTGTACAGGATTTACTGCTAGTTGCGAAAATTGTCCGCTAAGCGAAAAAGATTTTAAGTGTGGTGTGTATTTGGCAGAGTACCTAAAAGAAAACGAGCCTGCACCTGCGGCAACAGGCACAAGCTCGGAGGTATCAAAAGATACCGGTTCAATATTACACCTTGATGATAGCACAAAAGAGCAGATTTGTCAAGCATATGATACCGTAGACGAAGCCTGTACAGATATAATCGGTATCTATGAAGGAATGTCTGAGCGAGAACATAGAGCCTTTGACATTGGCGAGGCGTATGGAAAGATATGCAGCACAAGGGATAAGCTTGAAAAGTTGAGAGGTGGTGACGGTAAATGACCCTGATAGAAAGACTTGACAGTATGGTCAAAATGAGAAAAGCTGCACAAAAAATGCTCGTGTCTTCCATAACCGACGGAGAAGAGATTAACGAAGGGGTCTATCCATCATTGATTGAAAATGTGTGGATATCAGACCAAATAAGCATACCTGCCGTTCAGATTTTTACCGATAACATTCAGGCAGTTGCTAAGCGTGTGCATTGCAACGTTATCAGCACTAAAACTGTTGATTACTTTGTTTATGATGATATCGCATTTTTCAAATATATGGGCGGTGATTTCGATGCGTTACACAGCTAATGATTGTGTCGGCTGTCCTGACGGGTGCAGATGTTGTGGAAGAGACCGCAATTACACAGTAGTCGTTTGCGACAAATGCAAGGGAGAATTGGACCTTGCGAGCGAAAATGTTTTCTGCTACGAGGGCAAGGATTTTTGCAAAGACTGTTTCCGTGAGATTTTGATTGAAGAAATCAACCGGAACGACGATATTTCAATCTATGACCTTGCCGAACTGGCAGGAGCTGAATATAAAGAGGAGGACTATGACGAATGAAAAAACAAATGTCTGCGGAAGATTACCGCAATGACGAAGCGTTCAGCCGTTCTCAGCTTTTCAAGCTGTCAAAGTCGCCTGCACATTTCAAGTACGCCCTTGAAAATCCCGAAGTTGAAACCCCTGCACTTGCTTTCGGCACAGCCGTCCATGCTTATGTTCTTGAAAAGGACAAGTTCGACAACGAGTACATAGTCGCTCCGAAGCTTGACAGGCGCACCAAAGAGGGCAAGGCACTTGCGGCTCAGATAGATGCAAGCGGTAAGATACCCATAAGCGAGGACGCTTTTGCACAGATACAGGCAATGGCTGAAAGTGTGATGTCAAACAAGTATGCTGCCGCTTTGCTTAACGGCGGTGAACATGAAAAATCATACTTCTGGACGGACAAGCTCACGGGGCTTAAACTCAAATGCCGCCCCGACTGCCGAACAGATTTAAGGTCAACGTCTGTCATAGTAGACCTAAAAACCACAGAAAATGCCGATACGGACAGTTTTATGCACAGTTGTATTAAATATGGCTATGACTTGCAGGCGGCAATGTACACGCAGGGTGTGTCAGAAATTGAGCGCAAGCCTCATAGATTTGTTTTTATCGCTGTTGAAAAGTCACCACCATATGCCTGCAATGTCCTTGAGGCTGATGACTTCATCATACAGAAAGGTACAAAAGACCTTAACGACTATCTTTACACTCTCAAAGAGTGTCTTAAAACAGGTAACTGGTACAGCTACAACGGCAAAAACGGCGATTTGAACGTCATAAGCCTGCCGGGTTGGCTGGCTAGAGAATACGAATAGGAGGAAACGATATGGACGAAATAACAAACGCAGTAACAGTAACACCGGAAGTACCGCAGAACAGCACTATGCCTCTTGACAACATCAATCAGGGCACTGTCGCTATCGAAGCAAGCAGAGCCATTGCAGAAGCACAGGGCAAGCTTGTTATCGCAAAGAGATTTCCGAGAAATGAGATACAGGCTTTTGCCAACATGAAGAAAGCTTGTCAGCGTACAGGGCTTGCAAACAAGGCATTTTACAGCTATCCGAGAGGCGGAGAAACTGTGTCAGGACCAACTATCAGACTTGCGGAAGAGCTTGCAAGGTGCTGGGGCAATATTGACTTTGGCATCAAGGAACTTTCTCAGGACAACGGCAAGTCAGAAATGCAGGCGTATGCTTGGGACTTGGAGACGAACACAATGTCGGTGCAGAATTTCACCAATCCGCACGCAAAGGAAGTCAAGGGCAAGATAAAGACCCTCACAAGCCTGCGTGATATCTATGAGAACAATGCCAATATGGCAGGACGCAGGCTCAGAGCAAGGATACTTGCGGTGCTTCCTGCGGACTTCGTTGAAGAGGCTGTGGCGGAATGTAGAAAGACCCTTGCAGGAAAGAATAATATTCCTCTTACTGATCGTGTAAGAAAAATGGTGGTCGAGTTCGAGAAGCTGGGCGTTACACAGGAAATGATAGAGAAACGTCTTGGCAGAGGTCTTGACACCATGACAGCCGAAGATCTCACCGATTATATCGGCATTTTCAATTCACTGAAAGACAAGAACACAAAGGTTTCTGAGTGGTTTGAGTATGAGAAGATATCTACAGATATCTCAGCAGAAATCGACCAGCTTCAGACCGAGAAAGAGCAGGTGCTTTAATGCAGGCAAAATTACCTGACGGCTCTGTTATCATCAGTGGTTTTCTCGCAAAGGACGCAGAATACAAACAGGTGGGCGGCAATAACTCGTCGCTCACCAAGTTTGCAGTAAAAGTGGGCGAACGTCAGCCAAAGGTGCAAGGTGAGCGTGGTGAAGCCGTATGGGTGAACTGCCAGTGCTGGCACTCTGTAGCAAGAGCCACAAAGGCGCTGAAAAAATTTGACGTTGTGTTTTGTGTGGGCAAGGTGGAGAAAAAGCCATATACCGGCAAAGACGGTAAAGAAAAAGTTGACGTACATCTTGTGTGCGAAGCCGTTTTTGTACAGCCTACCGCAGAAGCAGCACCCCCGCAAGAGCTAGGTGGTGACCTTTCCGACTTTGAGGAGGTGTTGAATGATGAGGGAACGCCATTCTGACGATATCATTGACGTTGATGCGAACGAGGAAAAGCATTTTGATATCGACATGAGCGACGCAGAAGCGGTGAAAAACGCCGTTGCTGTAAAGTATACAAAAGACGACTTTCTCTATACAGAAAAGCCATACGAAGCGATATACGATTACAAAAACGACCCTTTCATGCACAACCTGAAAATTGAGCAAATGGCTCAGCAGGCGGCAGAGGTAGGCGTAAAGACGTTCAAAGGACTGTATAAAAACTACGTCAAAATGCGAGAAATGCAGCGTGGAGCGAACGTTATCATCAATAACCCCACTGCGTTCTCAGGCCCGTATATGCAGCTTGATGCAGGCAAGTATAACGTTGATGACGGTGGCGTGTATCTTATTGATGAAAGCGGCAACTATCACGTTATCTGCCACCACCCGATCATACCCTTTGAATGCTTACAGAACATTGACACAGGCGAGGAAAAGCTCAACATAGCTTACCGCACTCGTGGAGAGTGGCAGGAAAAAGTCGTTTCAAAGGAGATACTTTACAACAGCCGAAACATTTCACAGTTAGTTAAATGCGGTGTTGACGTATCTTCTGAAACTGCCAAAGAGCTTGTCTCATACTTTCAGGAGATAGAGAGCCTTAATCGCAATTCTCTGCCGCTGAAAAGATCAGTGGGCAGGCTTGGCTATATAAACGGCGCAGGCTTTTCACCATACGTTGAGGGGCTGACATTTGACGGAGAGCAGAATTATTCCACCATTTTTAGTGCTATAAAAAGTCATGGCAGTTATGAGAAATGGAAAAAAGTCGCTATAGCTTGCCGCAGGAAAAGCGTGATCGCAAAGATATTTCTTGCGGCGAGCTTCGCAAGTGTGCTTATTCAGCCACTTGGCGGTCTGCCGTTCTTCGTTCACTTGTGGGGCGTTGATTCAGGCACAGGCAAAACAGTTGCTTTAATGCTTGCGGCTTCTGTTTGGGGAACTCCCGAAATGGGCGAATACATTCAGACGTTCAACAGCACAGTTGTCGGCCATGAGCGAACAGCAGCGTTTCTCAATAGCCTGCCGTTTCTCATTGACGAACTCCAGCTCAGCAAAGATAGTCATGGCAGAAGCCGATTTGACGTTTATCAGCTTGCTCAGGGTGTTGGACGTTCTAGGGGCACGAAAACAGGCGGCATAGAACGCACACCAACATGGCGAAACACTATCCTTACCACAGGCGAAAGCCCCATAGTGGGCGGTTCAGCAGGAGCAGGAGCGGTAAACAGAGTTATCGACATTGAATGTACATCAAACAATGTCGTGATAGCAGACGGCATGGCAGTATCAGCAGTGATAAAACAAAACTATGGCTTTGCAGGGCGGGAGTTCGTTGCAAAACTGTCCTCTCAAAAAGCCTTGACAATGGCACAAGAGGTCTATAACGATTATTTCGCCAAGCTCTGCAAGTCGGATACAACAGAAAAGCAGGCGATGGCAGCGGCAATGATACTCACGGCTGATATGATTGCAGAAGCGTCCGTGTTCAAAACGAATGAGCCACTAACAATTGACGATATCTCACCGTATTTGCAGACCAAAAAATCGGTATCAGCAGGTGAACGAGGGTATCAGTATATGTGCGATTGGGTGGCTTCCAACAGCAAACGCTTTGCGACAGGCGAAGACAATAACGGCGAAGTGTTTGGGCTTATTCAGGGCGATTTTGCATATATCATTCGCTCAAAGTTCGATGAAGCGGCTTCAAAACAGGGTTTCGACACAAGAGCATTACTTAGCTGGTTAAAATCTAACGGCAAGATAATTGTGAGAGGGCGCAACAATACTCGTGGCAAGCGTATCGGTGGCGTGAACGTTGAGTGCGTTGTACTGAGATTGCCAGATGAAACACCGGACTATTACACCGAAGAAGAAATGCGTGGGACGGACTTATCGGATTTCGGCATTTTGTGAGACATAAGTCCCACGAGGAAAACAACGTAAATGCGTGGTTTTCTGCATAGTGTGGGACTGTGGGACATTTTCCCCCTATATATACCTGTTTTAAATAGGTGATATAGAATCACGGTTTTGTTCACACATTGTTAAAATATATGTGTGTTTTCCTATATAGGAAAATGTGCGAATTTGTCCCACAGTCCCACAACACCCCGAAAAGTGCGTAAATACGCATGGTTTTCGTGTGGGACGTTTGTCCCACACTGTCCCCCACGTCCCACATAAGGAGGTAAACACAAATGAATATGAAAGATGAGATAAAGCAAGCTGAGGAGAACGGTTTTCAGTACATACCGCCTTACAAGCTTGCGGAAATGATGAAAGTATCAGGCAAGATAGTGAAGATACTTACTGAAAACACTACAGCGGTCACGCTTTGCTATGATGATATGAAAGTTGTCATGAGGATAGTTGACAATGTGCTTTCGCAGGGCATACAGAAAGGCGGAGATGTATGATAGCAAAAATAAAGCTCCGTGACTATCAGCAGGAGTGTATAGATAAAATAGCGCAGGCAGGGCATGGAAAACATCTTGTGCAAATGGCGACAGGTCTTGGCAAGACAGTGACCTTTGCAAATATACCACGTCATGGACGTATGCTTATTCTGTCGCACAGAGAGGAACTTGTAAATCAGCCTTTGAAATACTTCGACTGCACAAAAGGCATAGAGATGTCAAAGTACCATACCGACGGCAGTGAAGAAGTGGTATCTGCAAGTATCCAGACCATGACACATAGGCTTGACAGGTTTTCACCTGATGATTTTGATATCATCATAGTAGATGAGGCTCACCATGCAGCGGCAAACAGCTATAAAACTGTCATAGATCACTTCACACCACGTCTTCTGCTGGGCTTCACGGCAACGCCTAACAGGGCTGACAAATGCAGGCTGAATGATGTGTTTGATGATATCATATTTCAACGTGACCTGCGTTGGGGAATTGAACATGGTTATCTGTGTGATATCCTCTGCAAACGTGCTGACATAGGCTATGACCTTTCAGCGGTACATACACGGCTTGGCGACTACGCCCCGGGTGAGCTGGCAGAAGCAATGGACGGCACTGCGGACGCTATAGCACAAGCGTATAGAGAACACGCCAAAGGTGCAACACTTATTTTTGCGGTATCTGTAGAACAGTGCTACGAGATAGCGAAACGCATCGAGGGGGCTGAGGTAGTCACAGGTCAGACTAAGGACAGGGCTGATATTATACGCCGTTTTACTCAGCGTGAGATACCTTGTCTTGTGAATTGCATGGTGTTCACTGAGGGTACTGACATTCCCCTTGTGGAAACTGTTATCATAGCAAGACCCACACAGTCAGATGCGTTGTATACGCAAATGGTAGGCAGAGGGCTGAGGCTGCACCCTGACAAGGACAAGCTCACACTCATCGACTGCGTAGGAGTAACAGGCAAAGCAAGCCTGAGAACAGCTCCAAGTTTGCTCGGTATTGACATTTCTGAGCTGCCAAAGAAGAGTCAGGACAAAATGGAGGGAATGCTATTTGAGCTTCCTGAAAAGGCTACTATGATGTCGGATTGTCCTGAAAGCTGGATAAAGAATGTTCGTATCATTGACTTATGGGCGCAGGAGCAGAAGTATAATACCCATGACGTGAACTGGTTTAAGCTGCCGAATGGCGATATGAAATGTAGTCTAGGCAAGGGAAAAACGCTGAGGATATCTGCACCCGACGCTTTGGGTATGGCAGTATGGCAAGGTCAGAAATTACCTATGCAACAAGCACTTGACGAGGCGTACACTCTTCTTTGCGAACGTGAGGCGGACAGCAAATACATATGGGACTTGAATATTTGTCGCAAGTGGGGCAAAGCACCTGCTACTGATAGTCAGAAAAACCTTATCCGCAGACGTGGCAGGAAGTATCTCAACAATTCGGATATCGACATAGAAAATTTGACAAAATTTGAAGCAAGTCAGATACTCAACAGGATAATGAAAGGGTGATGATATGGCAAGAAATGAAGACAGAGAGCAAATGACCCTTATCAAGTGGACGCAGCAGGCAAGCATACGCAAGGCTTATCCTGAACTGAAACTGCTCTTTCACATACCGAATGAACGTCATTGCGACCCACGAGAGGGCAAAAGACTAAAGCTTATGGGCGTAAAGTCAGGTGTTCCTGATCTGTTCCTGCCTGTGGCAAGGGGAAGAAACAAAGGGCTGTTCATAGAACTCAAAGCGGAGAATGGCAAGCCGTCAGATAATCAGATGTGGTGGTTTGCGGAGCTTGGCAAGCAGAACTATTTGGCGGCGATATGCTACGGCTGGAAACAGGCTGCGGAAGTGCTGACGGACTATCTGAGGAGTGATGATAATGCTGGTAAAAGCTGAGGTCATAAAAAAGGCAGACGAACTCAACAGAATGGCGGCAAAGCTTCTGCCACTGCCAGAGGGTCTGACACAGGCAGAACAGCTTTTGTATAAGTCGCTTTGCATTGTGTATCGAGAGTTCAGAGCAGGGCAGATAGACAAGAAACAGGCGCTTGATGAAAAGCAGGAACTATACAGGGCATACATCAATGGGGCTTATGCACTTGATCTATGGCAGACATATGGGGAATATGCTAAGGTGTTTCAGAAATGTCAGTACGAGATACATCATGACGGCTGCGAGGTTTGCAAGAGGCTCAATGATATCCTATGCGGTATGGGGAGGGGCAAAGCCAATGAAACACACTGACCACACCCTATGCTGGCACTGCCGCCACGCAGTACCGACAAAGGACAAGATAACAGGAGAATACCTCACAGGCTGTGCATGGTCCATAGACCGCAAACCGGTTGAGGGTTGGAGGACGTGTCAGCACAGAATGTACGAAGCGCAAAAGGGCGGTATGATACACTCGTATACTGTGACGGAGTGTCCTGAGTTTAAGGAGGGGTAAAAGTGAAAAGCTATGAGGAGCGTACCAAAGACAATGAACAGAAGATAGCAGCTTTCCAAACTAAGCAGAAAATGCCGTATGAGTTCAAGGTCAAATACGCTGAGGTCAGAGTAAGGGAGTTCATTCGTGAATGTGACAAAAGAAATCTGAATACGCACATATCGGTAGGCGGACTTGACAGCATAACGCTTTTGAAATTTATACATGATTACTGTGGTTTCAGTTATGTTCCAGGTGTATCGGTATCTAGTCTTGAAGACAAATCTATTCAGCAGATACACGAGCAACTTGGAGTGATAAAGTTAAGCCCATACAAGTCAAAAATAGATATCATACGGGAATATGGTTTTCCTGTACTATCAAAAGAAACAGCCGCAAAAATAGAACTGCTTGCACACCCTACGGACAAGAACAAGACAGTTCGTCACGCTATCATAACGGGTGAAACGGGAGAGTATGGCGGTTTTCGCAAACATACAAGAATGCAGCTTTCTCAGCGCTGGCTTGAACTGTTTGGCGGTTACGAAAATGAAAACGAGGGCGTTGACTACAAGATACCGCCGTTTAAGGTATCATCACAATGCTGTTTCTGGATGAAAGAAAAGCCGTGTGATGATTGGGCAAAGCAACACAAGAGCGTGCCGTTCTTAGGACTTATGGCAAGTGAGGGTGGCAGACGTGAAAAATCGCTAATGCTTAACGGCTGCAATTACTTTGGCAAAAGCACGATACGTTCAGCACCATTTGCTATATTTACAAGGCAGGACTTGCTACAACTTGCACTTGACCTGAATGTGCCTGTGCCTACAATCTATGGCGAGATAAAACGTGACTTTGACGGAAAGCTTTGCACAACAAAAGCTCAGCGTACAGGCTGTTCAATGTGCGGTTTCGGCATACATATGGAACAACGTCCTCACCGATTTGACAGGCTTCGTGAAAGAAATGAAAAAGAGTGGGATTTCTGGATGAACAAGTGTTGTGAAGATGCTGACGGCACAAAGTACGGCTGGGGAAGAGTTCTTGACTATATCGGCGTTGAATGGCGTGACAGAGTATTTGATATGAAAAATAACCAGCTTAGTTTGTTGGATATCGAGGAGGGATAGCCTATGGAAATAAACGACCCAATGACCATGTCACGCCTGAAAGCCTACCGCAGAAACGCCTCAGCCATTGAGGACATCAAGGCAGAGCTTTCAGGCAAGTACGTTGCCGACAGTATCAGCGTATGCACTCCACCGTCCTACACACCACACAGCACACGCATAGACGGCTTTCTACCAAGCGGTGATACACTTTCACTGCTGTGTGAGCAGGCACGGTTAGAGCGTGAGCAGAGGACTGTGGAGAAATTTATCAAGGGGATAGAGGACTATCAGACACGGCGAATGTTCGTGCTGAAATTCATCAAGGGTAAGACGTACTTGCAGATAGCTATGCAGGAGAGCGGTGGAAGAATGTCAGAGAGCTGTATCAAAATGCGTATACAAAGATATTTGCAAAAAACATGATAAATGTGACGTTTGTGACTTTTCACTATGTTATAATTTAAACTGAGGAAAGTGTAGATGTACCTCAGACTTGTACTTTCATTGAAGTCACCTCCAATTTTCTAAGCCCCGTAAGGGGCTTATGCAGAACGTGAGTGCATGAGCTTGCGTTCTGTTCCATACGGTCAGTTGGCTTCCCGACAAAGCCAGCACATAATATTTGAACCACCGCCAAGCCGTGAACTATATTCTAGAGCTTCGGGCGGTGTATGCAGGTAAAGCGAGCCACCGCTCAGATCTGCTCCACCATTTACAAAACTCCTTATAATATTTTCACAAGGGCGGCTGCATTTTGCGGTCGCTTTTGCGTTGTGTCGCAAAAAGTTCATAAATGTCGAATTTTTGATATACTGCATAAAAAATACAATTGTGTTTTATGCAATGTAGAGAACTTAGAATTAAAAACTTGATTTGATTAATTTTTTGTGGTATTATGTACGCAACGGGGGTGATAAAATGGAAAATAAGTCAATTCGAATATTCATGCATCCTTATGATGTTAATGGCAATGAACTTAAACTTAAAGATTATTCATACCGTGCAGGAGATGAAGACTGTACATCTTTGGATTATGGATTTTTTGAAGATTTAATATTCGGAGAGGATGATTGCAAAATTAATATGTATAATTCTGCAACCCATATCTCAATGATGAACGGAAAAACTTATAGGGTAACCAAAAGAGTATTTCAACCTTGTATTCCATGTATGCTAGAATTATACATTCAAGAAATTGAGTAACTAAAGAGAATGTTTTCAATAAGAGAGTACAGATTTGTGCTCTCTTTTATTATCCCCTAAAGAAAGGACGGTGCCCGCATGACAGCACGGCAAAAGAAATTTGCAGAATACTATGCTCAGAGCGGCAACACCGTTCAGAGTGCAATCAAGGCAGGATACAGCGAGAAGTATGCGAAAGCTGACGCCTGCAAAATCCTAGATAATCCTAGTGTTGCGGAGTATATCCGTGAACTGTCCGAGAAAGCTCAGGACGAGCGTATAATGACTGCAAAGGAGAGGCAGGCACTCTTGTCTGATATCGCTAAGGACGGCAAGAATGACCCTGCTGACCGTATCAGAGCCGTCGATACCCTCAACAAAATGACAGGAGAGTATGTGGCTAAGATACAGGCGGAGGTCAAGACCTCTGAAAAGCTTTCAGACGTTTTCGCTCAGATAGGCGGTGAGGGGCTTGACGAGTAAGTTTCCCCTGTCGCAGAAGTATATGGACTTCATCAACAGCGTTCGGGGTGTGTCTGCGGATTTTCTTGAGGGGACTACCGCAAGCGGCAAAACAACTGTGGGCGCAGGAATAAAGTTCATGCGTATGGTGTCGGCAAGCCGAAAGAAACTTCACGTCATTGCCGCTAAGACTACGGGAAAGGCTGAGGAAACTATCATTCAGCAGGATAACGGCATTCTTGACCTGCACACCAATGCTCGGTACTTCGGCAACGGTGATAAGGACTACAAACTGCCGCATATCAAGTTTGAGGGCAAGATAATCTATGTTCTGGGATATGACAACAAGAATAAGTGGGAAATGGTGCTGGGCGCTCAGTTCGGCTGCGTGTATATCGACGAGATAAATACCGCCGATATCGAGTTTGTCCGTGAGATGTCTACCCGAAACGATTATCTTATGGCGACCCTCAACCCTGACGACCCCTCTCTGCCTGTGTACAAAGAATTTGTCAACCGCTCACGTCCGTATCAGAAATACGCCTGTGACGTGCCTGCGGAGATAATGAAAGAGCTTACAGAAGAACCTGTACCCAATTGGCGGTACTGGTTCTTTACTTTTCGTGATAATCTTTCACTTACTGATGAGGATATCAAGCGGAAAATGGCTGCCGCTCCGAAAGGCACAAAGCTGTATAAGAACAAGATACTCGGTCTGAGAGGACGTGCAACAGGGCTTGTGTTTGACCTGCAAAAGCGAAATATCTTGACAGCAGAGCAGGCGAAAGCTTTCAATTATGTGTACTTCTCAGCCGGGCTTGACACAGCCTATTCTCAGTCCTCACCCGATACCATAGCGTTCACCTTTGTGGGCATAACGGCTGACAGAAAATGCGTCACTCTTGACGAGGAAGTGTATAACAATCGTGACAGACAAGTGCCGCTCACGCCCTCCGACATACCGAAAATATTCACGGCGTTCTTGGAGAAAAACCGCAGGGCGTGGGGCTTTGCAAGAGATGTGTATATCGACAGCGCAGATCAGGCGACCATACTTGAATGTCAGAAGTTTGGACGGCTCACAGGCAGCATATATAATTTTATCCCGGCATTCAAGAAAACGAAAATAATCGACCGAATACACTTGCAGTCAGCTTGGCTGGCGGCAGGTGATTTTTATATCCTTGAGCATTGCAAGGAGTACGCAGGCGAGCTTAACATATACAGTTGGAAAGAGGATAAGGCTGAGCCTGAGGACGGCAACGACCACCTTATCAATTCCTGTCAGTATGCCTGGCTGCCGTATCGTGACAAGATAGGAAGTGTGAAGATTGACTAAATTCAGCATAGGAAGCAAGGTGAAAAATATGATAAGAAACTGGCTTGATATCCAGCCTGCACCCGAATACAGTATAACTATTACAGAGAAAACAGGTTTTATGACAGATGTGATAAGGTCACAGCTTTGGTATCGTGGTGACGCCGCAGAGCTTTCACAGTTCTTTCGTCAGCTTAACTTAGGCACAAATTCATTCTGGAGCAGCGTCCCTGAGAATGAAAAGATACGCAAGATACATAGCGGTCTGCCTGCAATAATCGCCGATACGCTTTCATACATTGTCTATTCTGATATGGACGATATCAAGGTCACAGGGGACAAAGCAAAGGCTGACTTCGATAATATCTGCGAGCATATAGACTTCACAGAGCTGACAGGCAAGGCGATAGTTACCGCCCTTGTTGACGGCGACGGAGCTTTCAAAATATCGGTGGATACTGAGCTTTCTGATACGCCAATAGTCGAGTTTATCGGCGCTGACAAAGTGGAGTATAACTTTGTACGAGGTCTGCTGAACGAGGTCGTTTTTCATTCTGTGCATTATGCAGGCTCAAAGAGATTTCACCTTGAAGAGCATTACGGCAAGGGGTACATAGAAAGCCGTCTGTATGACGATAACGGTCACGAGGTCGGCTTGGACAACGTGCCTTACCTTGCACCGATACCGCCCCGAACTGAGTTTGAGGGCGAGTATATAATGGCTGTGCCGCTGAAATTCTTTTCATCACGGAAATACCCGAACAGAGGCAAGAGTATTTTTGACGGCGGTAAGTCTGATTGCTTTGACGCTTTAGACGAGGTGATCTCACAATGGTGGGACGCTATCAGAGCAGGCAGGGTAAAGCAATATATCCCCGAAAGCATGATACCTAGAGATCCTGCAAGCGGTAAGCTTAAAGCGCCTAACCAGTTCGGCAACAGTTACATAAGCATTGACCCACCGCTTTCGGCAGAGGGTGCAGTGCCTAAGATAGAAGTAGTTCAGCCTGATATCAAGTATGAGGCGTTTGTGGCAAGCTATACGAATTGCCTGCTTATGTGTCTGCAAGGGCTTGTATCTCCTGCCACGCTTGGCATAGATGTGGGCAAGATGTCAAGCGCAGACGCTCAGCGAGAGAAGAAAGACGTTACAGGCAACACCCGAAACACTATTACAACGGCTCTTGAAAAGGCTCTGCCGCAGCTTGTTTCTGCGGTGCTTATGACCTATGACAATATGCAGGGCAAAGCCCCTGAGACTTATGAGGTGACAGTTGACTTCGGTGAGTACGGTGCGCCTGACTTTGACAGCAGAGTTGAAACTGTGGGCAAGGCGAGCACATATGGTATTATGTCAGTTGAAACGCAGGTGGAGGAGCTGTGGGGCAGTTCTAAAGAGGACGATTGGAAAGCTGCAGAGGTCAAGCGGATAATGCAGGAAAAGGGGCTTACAGAGGGTGAGCCTACTGCGGTAGGTGATGAGTACGCTTAATTTTAAGGACATAGCCAAAATATTTGAGGAGATAGAGCTAAGGCTCATATCTTCACTGAAACGCAATCTCAAAAGGCACAAGGCGGAAGAGCAGCGTTACGGCTTTGAATGGTCTGCTTGGCAGGCTGAGAAACTGAAAAATATGGAGAACTTCCGCCGTGAAAACCTCGACATTATGAACGAGTACGTTGACGTTATCGACGATCAGACAAGACAGCTTATGACGGAGCAGTTTCAAGAGGGTCAGCAGCAGGCACAACGGAGTGCCCAGGAGCTTTCTGACGAGCCTATAACACCTATCCCCGACAAGCATTTCTTTGGCGTGAACGAAAAGAAAATGGCAAAGCTTATGGAAGACGTCACCACCCTTGAAAAGACCGCTGAAACAGCCGCACTGCGAATGACAGACGATATTTACAGGCAGACTTTGAATAGGGTACAGCTTGCAATGGGAACAGGCTCTATGACGCTTAATGAGGCTATCGACCTTGCCACAAGGGACTTCCTCGACAAGGGCATAAACTGTATCGTATACGCTGACGGCAAGCGAGTGAACATTGCCGACTATGTGCGAATGGCTCTGCGGACAACTTCCACAAGGGCAGCGTTGCAGGGTGCGGCGAAACGCTTTGCAGAGCTTGGCTATGATACTGTGCTTGTGTCACAGTATGGCGGCTGTTCAAAGACCTGTGAGCCTTGGCAAGGTCAAGTATACATTGATGATGTATTCACGGTATGGGAGGGCGAAAAGGACGAGTTTCAAGGCAAGTCAAATTACTGTGGTGAGTGGTTTTGGCTGCTGTCATACGCCGTAAAGAACGGGCTTTTCCACCCCAACTGCCGCCACACAATGACGCAATACATACACGGCAGAACGCAGATACCTGAGCCGATACCGGCGGAGAAGATAAAAGAGCAGCGAGAGCTTGAGCAGAAACAGCGTGCAATGGAGCGGAAGATACGCAAGTTCAAACGCTTTGCGGCAGGCACCTGCGACCCTGATACAGCCAAGGAATACCGCCGAAAGCTCAGGCAGGCTCAGCAGGAATTAAAGGCGTTCGTTGAGGAGCATAATGAGGTGCTGCATAGGGATCATAGCAGGGAGAAGTATTATGGTGGTGTTGTTGACAAATCGGGAAAAAGTGGTATAATAGAGGTAGACAAAGATACGTTGAAAAAATATCTTGGAAAACCGATAACACAAGCTGACAGTCAGCATGTTCGTGAATGGTATTATGCAAATGTAACGGATATCCCTAATCAGATAGATAAAACAAAACCCTTTGAAGAACAGGTCAAGCAGGCTTTTGAACTGAGAAATTACTATAAACACGAAGCTCGCGTTGCTATGTCTGATAAGAAAACGGCTATGATGCTTGATGAAAAACGTCCTGCACCAACGTTTGAAAAGTTATTAAAGGATAAAATGAAGCGCAAGAACATGACAAAAGACGAAGCTTTAAAAGATATTTTAGAAACTGCGTCAAAAACAAATGACGAAGTAAACAAGAACTACGGCTTATAAAGGAGGGCTTGAT